AAAAGGAACGGCAACCTCAAATGATACTTATGGTGAGTTTACATTAGGTTCTTCAGGATATATTTCAGCACCTCAATTTAAAATTGCACAAGATGGTACTGCAACATTTAAAGGAATTCTTGAAGATACCGCAACCTTCAAGTCTGGTAGTACAACAAAAGCATTTAATACCATGTTTGGTGTTGACGCAACTGGTTTAATTCTAAAAGTACCAAGATTTAGAGATAGTGATGGAACAGTTAAAAATGCTGCTACAAGATTTACAAACCTTGAAGATGATATTGATACTGAATTGACTGCAATTTCAACTGCATATGGTGGAAGTTATAGTTGTGTATTGCCTGGTACTAAAATAATTACTAAAAGAGGTGAGATAAATATAGAAGATACAAAAGACGATGATATAATCAAAGTATTTAACTTTGAAACTAAAGAATGGGATTGGTCACCGATTGACCACATTACTAGAGATAAAGTTGAAGGATGGAGTTTAATAAAAACAGAATCGGGCAAAGAACTAAAATGTTCTAACTCACATTTACTATATCATCCTGATTATCCAAATTCTGCAATTGCAATAGATGAGCTTGGAGTTGGTGGTGAGTTGTATGTTGCCGATGGTGAAAACTTAGTTATTGATAAAATAAAAAGTATAGAAACTTTTGATGAAGAAGTTGAAGTTTGGAATTATGAATTAGATGTAGTTCACAACTATGTTTCAAATGGAATACTTTCACACAATACATCATCTAAGTTATCACCCGCACCGACTGGACCATCCGGCCTTGAAACAACACTTGGACACCAATACAAAAAAGATGTAACATCAGATATTAATTCTGGTGACTTGGTTAAATTAGGTGTAAATAATGAACTTCATAAAGTCACAACTGCAAAAGACACTAATGTTGTTGGAATTCTGTGGGAAAAACTTGAACTAAGTTATGTTCAGAAATTTGAAGGATTTGGATTAGGAAAAAATGATACAAGTGATTCAGACGAACTTACCCCACCTGAGGAATACTACTCCGCATCAAGAAAAGATTCATTTGGCGATTATATTCCTGTAAGTCAAACAGGTTCTAAAGAAATTTGGAAAGTGGCTTCGATTGGGGATAGTGTAACGCAGGATGAATCAGGTTCATTTGTTTTACCTGGTTTTAAATTGTGTAACCAAGGTGGTGATGTAAATAAAGGAGATTTACTATGTTCATCAGATACGCCTGGTTATCTAATGAAACAACCATCAGAGTGGGTGGTAACTTCATTTAGTGGTTCAAGTCCACTTTACGAAGAAAGACAATCACATACTTCATATACAGTTGCTAAGTGTATGATATCCTCTTCATGGGATTCTAATGGTAGAATGGAAAATGTATATGGATACTTGTATTGTGGATAAAAAATAACTAATTAATAAATCTAAGATACTTATAGATATGGGAAAGACTTTAACAAATTGGGTAGTAGACTCTATACTGAGTGAAGATATAAAAAAAGAGGTAGTAGTTTACTCAGGTAGATTTCAACCCTTCCATTCTGGACACGCAAAAGTTTACGAACATCTTGTCAGTAAGTTTGGTAAGAATAATGTATTCATAGGTACATCAAACAAACAAGGTGGTCCAAGACATCCATTTAACTTCAGAGAAAAAAGAGAAGTTATGACTACGATGTTTAAAATCCCTTCTAATAAAATTGTTCAAGTTAAAAACCCATATTCACCATCAGAGGTGATGGATAAGTTTCCAGAAAAAACAACGGCATTTATTACTGTCGTAGGAAAAAAAGATGCAAACAGATTAGCAAGTCCTGGTTATCAAAAATATTTTTCAATGTATAAAAAGGGAAATGTTGATACAGGTTACAAAGATAAGGGATATGTTTATGTATCACCATCTTTTGGTAATATAAGTGGTACTGATGTTCGTAAGGGAATGTCGAGAGGGAGTGATTCTCAAAGAAAATCATTCTTTAAAAAAGTATATGGTAAATTCAATCCAAAAATATTTAACTTAGTATCAGGTAGATTAATCTCAGTAGAATCCGTAATGGAATCTTTTTTACAATCAATTAACATTAATAGTTTAATCAATGAAGCTTCACAAATTCCAACAAGTGGTAAAGGTATTGTAGATGATGGGCCAGGTGCATTCTATGGTAATATGAAATCTTATAAAGCAGAGATGGAAGAAGTTGTTGGGGACTTAGGTTGGGATATTGTAAACTACTTAATGGACGAAGACTCAATGGAATCGTTTAACACCCATTATCCGAATGGACCTGGTAGATATCAAGTATCATTCTTTCCAAGTGGTGATACTATGGATGGGCAGAAAAAGAGATATGGTAAAGATATAACTGGTAGACCTGCTTATAGAAAATGGGCAAAACATATTAAAAGAGTTGCATTGAGATTGGGTATGGAATTTGTTAAATTCGCTGAACCAAAAGATTTAGATAACCTTACTCCTAAAACCCTCACAAAAAAACAACAAGGTAAATCCGCTTCACTAAAAGAAGATTTAAAACGATTTGAAGCTATCGTAGGTGATACGATTGAATGTGATGAATGTGACCATAGTTGGAAAATAGAAGATGGTGGTGATGACTTATATATATGTCACGAGTGTGGAAATGATAACGAACCAACCATTGACGAAAAGAAAAAACCAAAAAGTAAAAAAGCATCTTTAATGAAACAAAAGAGAAACTTTTACTTAAAACCTGATAATGCAAAAAAAGAACTTGACAACTCAGGTAAAGAAGGACAAGTACTTTCAAAAAAAGTTGGTAAACAACGATTATACTTTGTGTCCTATGTTGGAAATGCAGGAACACAAAATATATTTAATGAAAGTATGATTATGGAAGGTGGAGCATATGGGCATATGAATCATCCATTCGATACAGAAATAAATTTGACATTTGGTGATTTAAAAATAATCATATCAAAAGCTCTTGAAGGTACATTAGAATTTGCAAGAGAAAAAACAGATGGACAAGCTCTGGCTATATCATATCGTAAAGATAGAGGTATTATCGCTGCCAGAAATAAAGGACACCTCAAAGACAGAGGACTTAACGCATTAGACATCAAAGGTGTCGCCGATAAGTTTGCTAATAGGGGTGGGTTGACCGATGCGTATAATTTCGCAATGAGAGATTTAGAATCAGCCATTTCAAAACTCTCCGATGCGCAAAGAAGTAAAATATTCAAGGATGGCTCAAAGTTTATGAACCTTGAAGTTATATGGCCGGAGTCAGTAAATGTAATACCATATGGTCAACCTCTATTAGTCTTTCATGGAACGATGGAGTATAATGAAGATGGAAAGGCAATCGGTGCTGATACATCAGACGCTAAAGTATTAGCGGGTATGATAAAGCAGGTAAATGCCGATGTTCAAGATAATTACACTATCCAAGGACCGCCAGTTGTTAAGATACCAAGGAGTCAGGATTTATCAAACAAGAAATCAATTTATTCATCGAAGGTAAGTAAACTTCAAAAAGAATTTAAACTAAAAGATTCTAATGGAGTTGCAGATTACCATCAAGCATGGTGGAGTGATTTTGTAGATAAAAACTCACCAACCACATTAGATAATAAAACTAAAATGGGGTTAGTAAAACGATGGGCGTTTTATGATAAATCATTTAGATTAGATAAGAAAAACATTTCTGATTCTAAAACAAGAGATTGGGCAAACAAGACAGATAAAATAGACCACTCAAAAATGGCTAAGAATAATATGAAACCATTCGAAGATATATTTTTAGGTCTTGGTGCAGAAGTACTTTCATTTATGTCATCAGCACTTACTGTTAATCCTGATAAATCACTTCGTGATATTCAGAAACAATTAGATAAAGTAATCAAAGATGTTCAGAAATCAGGTGACCCAAAAAAGATTGCAAAATTAAAAATGGAATTAGAAAGATTAAAGAGTATTGGTGGTAGAGATAAGATAGTACCAAACGAGGGTATTGTATTCCTATATAAAGGTGGTACATATAAGTTAACAGGTACATTCGCACCTCTTAACCAAATCCTTGGCCTTTTCTATTAATTTTTGTATATTTATATAAAGTATTAAACAAGTGTTATGTCAAAAAAGTTAAAAAATGTAAAAGCAGTCACCGAAATGATTGCCGGAACACATAAAAGTCAAACAAAAACTAATGTTAGTTTTGGTGAGACTAAATCCTTTGTCAAAAGAGAAGTTGGTGACCAATGGACTGATGATGAAGGTACACTTTGGGAACAAAAGAAAGGATACAAGGTTAAACTTGGTAAACTTTCAAAGTTAAGAGAAGACTTAACAAAGTTTCCAAATTGTAAAAAAGGTTGTAACTCGTACTTAAAGCCAACACGAAACGATATATACATGAGAGGAATCCATGGTATGTGTTTCGATTGTGTTATTGAAATGGAACATCAAATGAGAATTGATGGAACATACGAAGAGTACGAAAGAAAAAAGATTTATGCTAATATGAAGTCTTGGTTAAAACAAGCCGAGATTGAAAAGCAGGCAGTTAAAACGGCATTAAAGGCGAAATTCGTTAATGAAGATGGTTCAATAGAAGAATGGAACGATATGTCGTGGGAAGATGTTGAAGAGAAGATTGATAACGAGTTTCGTCTTTTTAAAGAAAACTATCTAAAAAAATGGGAAGTTAAAAAATGAAGTCCTTTATAAAAGAAACTTACGAGTCATACAAGACAGATGGTGTACCTCATATGTTAGCATTGGAGTATACCATTTCTGATGTCTATCAAAAATTAGTATCAGAGAATCTAATGAATGAAGACCTTCGTAAGTGGTTTGGTAAAGGAAAGACTGGCACCTCATCAGGTGGTGGTTGGGATAGATATGGTTCAGATGGACAGAAGTTAGGTAAGTGTGGTGATGGTAAAGAAGGTGGTGCTTACGCCGCATGTCTATCACAAGAGAAAGCCAATAAGTTAGGACCAAAAGGTAGGGCAGCATTTGTAAGAAGAAAAAGAGCGGCACAGAAAAAAGGTGGTGACGCAAAAAAAGGTGGAAACAGAACTAAAGGTAAAAAACCTACAAATAGTAAAACAGGGGCATAACAATGAATCCAAGATTAAATAAAAAAGTAAAAAAAGACTTAGACGCATATTTTAAAGGAACAAGTGCGTCCTCACCAGAAGCACATCACGCTATTATGTTTATTTTGAAAGGTGCATTAACAGACGCAAACTTTCATAGTACATCTAAGAAAGTAGATAAACTTTTTCCAAAAGCTAAAGGTGCAAAATACTTTGGTAAGAGAGAGTGGGAAGATAATCTTGAGTCTAAAGGAATGGACATCGCCGCAGCCGCAAAATGGGATGGACACGACATTCTTGATGCAATCGGATTCTTTGTATCAATGTATATAGGCAGACCTCTTGGTTCAAAAATTGAAGACCTTAAAAATGAATCTCTAAATAAAGAACACAAATTATTAGAAAACTTATCTGTTCTTGTTGAAAAGAATGTTCCTACAAATCCATCTAAATGGTCTTACTACAAATCACAAGCTAAAAAGAAGTTTGATGTATATCCATCAGCATACGCAAACGCATGGGCGGCAAAACAATATAAAGCCGCAGGTGGTGGTTGGAGAACTACAAAAGAAAATGTAGAAGAGACTATTGAAGAAAAGGTATCTGTATTTGATGAAAGGCATGTTGGTAAAAATGGTATTATCATTATGATTGATGATAACGGAAAGAAAGTATCAGCAATTTTCAAAAACAAAAAGAACGCAGATAAATTCAACAGAAATAATCCTGAAGACTTAAAAAAACTTTTAGATTTAGCTAAGAAAACTAAGTTTCCAAAAACAATAGACTAAGGGACATCATGGATAAAAAACAACTCAAGAGTATTATAAAAGAAGAATATCAAAATGTTAAGTCATTCATGGAATACAAATATGGATTCACACCTGAGTTAGGTAAAGTGATTTCTAATCCCTATGCAAAATCATTTGTAAACGAAGCCAAAGAACCTGAAGTAATTACTACATTAAGAAAAATCGTAAAGAATAAACAAAACGATTTGATTAAAGATACTAAGAGTGGTAAGAAGGTAAGAGTTGATATGAATTCAGCAAACCTAATGGTTCAAGTATATGATGCACTTAAACAACAATCTAATAAAGATAAGTTTGTTAAGAGTGGTATCGTAATGATGGGACATATGGCTTACAAACTTATGAAAAAAGAATCAGTAAACGAAGGTGCTTACACTATTATGAACGTTAATCATACCGTATCAACCACTAAGAAAAAGTTAATGAAAAAGTGGAAACAAAAAGGTGGATACGAAAACTTCGGTCAAAAAGAATTAGATATTTTGAAAAAGAAGTTGAATTACAATCCGTATGGTTCAGACGAAGAAAGAAAGATTGCTAAAATCCTTGATAACTTCAATAATTGGGCAATGAATTATGATGGTAGTATGAGAGAATCAGTAAACGAAGCTAAATCTATGGATATGAAAAAAAGATTAAAGGTTTACGATAAACTTAAAAAAGGTGATAAGATTACGATTAAGTATGGTTCATCAATGAGGGGTGGAGTTGAAAAGGAATTTGTAGTATCCAAAGGAAAAACTTTAGTTGGTAAACAAAAAGTAGAAAGAATCATTCTACAAAATCCGGCGAATCCAAAAGGTGTTAAGTATTATCTATATCAAAGAAACGGAAATGTAACTATGGCTATTGGTGATATGGCAGCTACCATCGAAGATATGCATGAATCAATAGATGAATCAACAGGTCTTGCAATCATACATAAAGCAGCTAAAAAAGGAAGTTATCCTGTTAGTATTGTGGCAACTATGTTAGGTAAGGTTGTAAAACAAGAATTAGTAAAAACACCAATGGCAGTCCCAGCAGCATTTAGAATGATGCAAGGTGGATACCCACGAGCAACTATCGCAATTGAAGATAGAACAGGTAAAATTTTATTCAAAGAAGGATTTGTAAAAGAATCAGTAAACGAAGGTATGTTTAAAGTAATCGACCAAATTAGACAAGATTCTAAAGACGCGGGAGATTTTATCAAGAATGTATTTTCAGACCCAGACTTTAAAGACATGAAAAAGGACAAAGACTTTTTAAAGTATCTTAAATCTATTTACGAAGGATTTTCAGTAGTAGAAGAATATGATGTAGAAAATGAACAAGACATAAAAGAATTTGTTAACTTTATGAAAGAATACAAAGCTGATATAAATGAAGCAGAGTATCAAGGTAGGGATGTCAAGCTTGGTAAAATAATGCAAGGTGATGTTAAAAAGTTTAAAGTCTATGTTAAGAATCCAAAAGGAAATGTAGTGAAAGTAAACTTTGGTCACAAAGGTAAGGGAAATGAAAAGACAATGTCTATCAAAAAAAATAATCCTGAAAGAAGGAAAGCATTTAGAGCAAGACACAATTGTGATAATCCTGGACCGAGACATAAAGCAAGATATTGGTCTTGTAAAAAATGGTAATCAATTTCATTAAATTAATTTACATATTTATATAAAACTAAAAAACAAGTTATGAAGTACATTCACACTTATAAGCTCGAAGAGGGTAAATCCTTTAACGACTTAGAACTCCTAACACAATTACTTAGTGTTGTAAAACTGAGGGTATCAAGTCCCTCTGAAAAAATCATGTTGTATGTAGACACTTATACTTTAAACGAGTATAAAAAATTTGGTATGGATACTTTATATGATGAAGTCAATACTGAAGTACTTGACGAATATCCAAGTGATAAGATTTCTAAAGATTATTGGTCTTCACCAAAGTTATGGGTAATGAAACACCAAGAAGAACCTTTCCTTATGTTGGATACCGATTTAGTACTACACAACATAACACCTGATGTATTAGAAAGAGCACAGGTATCATTCTTACATACAGAATCACCAACAACATACGCATTCCCATCAGTTTTAAATAAACCAAAAGCTTTTAAATGGAGTGATTGGGATGTGATGGCATTTATAAACACAATGCCTGCAAATTGTGCAGCTATTTGTTTTACAGACATGGAATTTTTAAAAAGGTATACAGACAAGTACTTTAGATTTGTTCTAAATAATAAAGGTGGTTATTCTGAAAAGTTTTTCGAAAAATCAGACTTTACAGATAGTACTGCACCACAAATCACAATGGAACAATGGTTATTAAGTGCTATGATGTTCCAAGAAGAATATGATAATACTGGTGCACCAATATCAAGAGAAACCCCATTTCAGTCTCAGTCATTAACTAACGCATTATCAACACCATTAGGATTCCAACACCAAGTTTGGAATGTACCATCAGTACAAGTTATGAAAGAGTTGGGTACACAGATATTTCATCTATGGGGTGCAAAAACATTTTATGATAAAGCTGAAAAAGAAAACAAACCCGAACTATATGAAGTTTGGAATAAAATAAAAGAAGATTTGGTTGGAGCAAATAACGATTTCATTCAACTTCTTAAAAAAGATGAGTACTACGATATCTTAGAAAAGTTAGAAGATAATTGTAGGGAAATCCCAAAATCAACTAATTAAATTAATTTACATATTTATATTAGTAATCAAAGTTTAATTAATAATCAAATAAAACGGAAAAATTATGACTACAATTTTTATTATTTTAGGTGTACTACTTGTCGGAGCAGGTGTATACTATTACTTTTACAAGCAAGGTAAAATTAACGACAGAGATGGTGACTACATTCCAGATGAAGTAGAAGATACTATCGAAGACGCTAAAAAAGTTGCTAAAGAAGTAAAAAGAAGAGCAAAAAGAGTTAAAGAAGAGCTCGGTGATGTTGCTGACGCAGTAAAAGAAGTCGGTAAACAAACTAAAGATGTTGTCTCAGCTGCAAAGGGTAAAAACCGAAAAGGTAGAAAACCTCGTAAAGCAAGTTCAGGTTCAGGTTCAGGTAGAGGAAGAGGAAGAAAATCTTCAGGTTCAGGTTCAGGTAGAGGAAGCGGAAAAAAATAAACTCATAGGAGTACATAGTAATGGGACTATTTAAAAAGGCTGGAACAAAACTCCAAAACTTAATAATTATTGTCCTCTGTATACTTGTCTTACTCAAAACTTGTGGTGGTGGTGACGATGTTACTACTGAAAAGATTGTTACTAAAATCGAAACACGATACGACACTCTAACAGTAGAAAAAAAAGTTTATGTACCAAAATACAAAACAAGAATAGAGACAAAGACTGTTACAGATACAGTAGTATTAAAAACTAAAATCGATACCCTCGAAATCTTAAAAGATTATTATAGCAAGTATGTCTATCAAGATACTCTTAAGTTAGATTCGTTGGGTTACATTACTATTATAGATACAATATCTCAAAACAAGATATTTAGTAGAAACTTTGACTCCCAAGTATTAATACCAACTACAACCATTACTAATGACATTTACCTCAATAAACCAAAATTGTTTGGTGGGGTAAGTGTCGGTGGTAATTCTAAGCAAATAAACTTTTTATCTGGAGACTTACTTTACAAATCTAAAAAAGATAATGTATATGGAGTGGGGCTTGGTGTTAATCAGAACTTCCAACCAATAGTAATCGGTAGAGTCTATTGGAAAATCTCGTTCAAGGGGAAAAAGTAAATGTATGCAAAAGAATATCAAACAAATCATAAAGGAAGAGTACTTAAAATGTGCTAAAGACCCCGTATATTTTTTTAGAAAGTATTGTTATATTCAACACCCATCTCGTGGTAAAATTCTTTTTAATTTATACGACTTCCAAGAAGACTTAATGTCGGCAGTTTCCGACAATCGATTTAATGTAATTCTTAAATCACGACAATTAGGTATATCAACACTATCAGCCGGATATTCTCTCTGGCTTATGTTATTTCATGAAGATAAAAATGTATTAGTAATTGCAACTAAACAAGAGGTTGCAAAAAACTTAGTTACTAAAGTTAGATTCATGCATCAGAATTTACCATCTTGGTTAAGAGGTAATACTGAAGAAGATAACAAGTTATCATTAAGACTTAAAAATGGTTCTCAGATAAAAGCAACATCTGCTGCAGGTGACGCGGGTCGTTCTGAAGCATTATCATTATTGGTAATTGATGAAGCTGCATTTATCGATAATGTAGAAGAAATTTGGACATCTGCACAATCAACACTATCAACTGGTGGTGGGGCAATCGTGTTATCTACACCAAATGGTGTCGGTAACTTTTTTCACAAAATATGGTTACAAGGACAAGCAGGTGAACAATGGAATCCGATAGAGTTACATTGGAGTGTCCATCCAGAAAGAGATGAAGCATGGAGAGAACAACAAACAAAGTTACTTGGTGAAAAGGGAGCAGCACAAGAATGTGATTGTGATTTCATCAGTTCTGGTTATACAGTAGTAGAAGGTTCAACATTAAAATGGTATGAAGAGACGCATGTTAAAGACCCTATTGAAAAAAGAGGTTTTGATGGTAATTATTGGTTATGGGATTACCCTAACTATTCTCGTGATTATGTTGTTGTGGCTGATGTTGCTCGTGGGGATTCTACTGACTATTCTGCGTTTCATGTCTTTGATGTTGAGACTGTGGAACAAGTTGCTGAATATAAAGGTAAGATTGAAACAAAACAATATGGTGCATTTTTAACATCGGTTGCAACTGATTGGAACAATGCATTACTTGTAATTGAAAACGCAAACATTGGTTGGGCAGTAATACAAGAAGTTATAGACAGAAACTACCAAAACCTATATTATTCATACAGAGATTTAGGTTATGTCGATGAGGATATTCATCTTAGAAAAGGTTTTGATTTAAAAAGAAAAGACGATATGGTTCCTGGGTTCTCAATGACAAGTAGAACTCGCCCATTGGTTATATCTAAATTAGATACTTATATGAGAGAACGAACACCAATGATTAGGTCAAAAAGATTAATCGATGAGTTGTTTGTTTTTATATGGAATGGTAGTAGAGCAGAAGCTCAACGAGGTTATAATGATGATTTAGTAATATCTTTCTCAACAGGTCTTTGGGTTAGAGATACGGCATTGAAGTTAAGACAACAAGGTATGGACTTAACAAGAACTACATTAACCCACATAAAAAGGAATCAACCAGGTGCTTATAACAATAGAAACCTTGGAATAGACCCTTGGAAACAGAAAGACCAGCATGGTAATGACCAAGATTTAACTTGGTTGTTATAAAATTTGGAAATAAACTATTTTTTTTGTATATTTATAGAATGTATAAGTATACAATATAATTAGAAGTAGAAAATATGGCAGATAAATCATTATTTGGTAGACTAAAGAAATTATTCAACACCCAAGTTGTTGTTCGTAGAATTGGTAAAGGTAACACACAAGCTATCGATACTCAAAGACTACAATCACAAGGTAACTTGAGGAGCTCGTCCTATTATGATAGGTTCGGTAGATTACACACTACAAGAAAGCATTGGGAAACTTATAATAACCAATTCAACTACCATTCAAATAAATTAGAATTATATACAGATTATGAAGCGATGGATAAAGATTCAATCATCGCATCTGTATTAGATATATACTCGGATGAATGTACCCTAAAAAATGATATGGGTGATGTTCTTAGAATTAAGACAAATGACGAGAATGTAAAAAAGATATTACAAAACCTTTTCTATGATGTACTGAATATAGAGTTTAACCTTTGGTCTTGGATTAGAGGTATGAATAAATATGGTGATTACTTTTTACATCTTGATATTGAAGAAGGTGTGGGTATTGTAAACGCATCACCAATGTCAGCATATGAAATAGAAAGAGAAGAAGGTTTTAATCCAGAGAATCCTTATGAAGTTAGATTTAAGTTAGGTTCAGCTGGCGCAGCTCATGGTGTCGCATCTAACAAACAAGCAGACTATATGGAGTTTTATCAAATGGCACACTTTAGATTAATGTCAGATACAAACTTCCTTCCATATGGTCGTTCTCTAATTGAAGGTGCAAGAAAAACTTGGAAACAATTAACTCTTATGGAAGACGCAATGATGATTCATAGAATTATGAGAGCGCCTGAAAAAAGAGTGTTCAAAATCGATGTAGGTAACATTCCACCTAATGAAGTTGATAATCACATGAGAAGTATTATTGACCAAATGAAGAAAGTTCCTTACCTCGACCAAAATACAGGTGACTACAACCTTAAGTTCAACCTTCAAAATA